GAATACGACACGTTGACTCACGCGCACATTCCTGATGCTGAACGTCGCTTGTCTGGTTCCACTTTGGGTTTGATTCGCCGTGTTGGTGTTCCCTCAATCCCGAATTGGGGGATTGATAAGTTGTTTGCGGAGTCCGACCAGCGTAACTGGATGGTGCGTTGCGAAGCGTGCAACGAATGGCAACCAATTACATTTGAGGACAATCTTGATCCCGACAAGCTGCTGATTGTTTGTCGCAAGTGCCGCAAGGCACTGGATGTTGCTATTGGCGAGTGGGTTGCCACATTCCCGGACAGGGACGCTCGCGGCTACCACATGCCTCGCCTAATTGTTCCGGACACGAACTTGAAGGCAATTTATCAAGCGTCACTGAGTATCAACCCGTCAGAACGCACCGTGTTCTTCAACAAGGACTTGGCGCTTGCTTACGCCCCGGAGGAGGGTCGCCTAAGTGACGCTGCCATTCAGGCCGCGCAGTCCGCTGGCGGCGGCTACACGCTTGCGTCAAGTTACACTGGCAGCAACCTGGTGACAATGGGAGTTGATGTTGCTTCGGTACGAGCTTTGAACGTTCGGATTTCTGAGTGGATGGATAACGGAACGAAACGAGCCTTGTTTATTGGGAAGGTTGACACGTTTGATGGCCTGTCCTTGCTGATGGAACGCTTTGCTGTCAAAATGGCCGCAATTGATCACTTGCCGGAAGGTCGTCTTTCACGGTCGTTTGCTGAAAAGTTTCCTGGCCGCGTGTATCTCGTGTGTTACGACACGACCCGTAGCCCAAGGGACACTGAGGTACTGAAAGTCAATGAGGATGCTCGGTTGGCAACGGTGCGGCGCGTTGAAGCCATTGACGCTACGTTCGAGCAAATTAGGCTTCAGTTAAATCAGCTACCGGAGGACTTGCCGGACGGGTATGTGAAGCAACTTCAGTCACTTGTTCGCGTGGCAGAGAAAGATGAGGTTGGCCGCACCTCAGTGAGTTACAGGTCCACTGGGGAGGATGATTACGCTCACGCCGAAGTGTATGATCTTGTTGCTTCTGAGCTTTGGCGTTTCCGCACGGCAAGCGATCATTTAATGAGCGAGAAGTTCACGCCACTGGACGAAATGATGGAGTTTCAGCGAGCAGACCTATCTAGCGTTGATGACAATGTTGATTACAGTCCAGGACTAGAAAACAATGATGATCTGGGCGGGGGTCTATGATCTGCAGTGTTGTTATGGCAGCTGACCCCGCTACGCTTCCTTTCAGATGAACGCTCCTACCAAATCCCTACCGAAGCCCATTAGGCTCATTGACCAGAAGGACGTGATCTGTCCTGCCGGTGAGGCGTGCGGGGCAGGCAAGGCTGTTAGGTGCCGCATTGAGCATTCAACAATTGTGGCGGCAGAAAACCCGTCAACAGTTCAAGGGTTCTGCCTTGGGCAGTACATGCTGTGTCCTACTTGGCAGGCAGAAAAGCAACGCATAGAAGCCAACCGGATCGCTCCTCTTGTGAGCGAATGGCACGGTGAGTGATGGTAACGACAAGCGACTTGTTGATAAGGCCAGCCGTTGGCGGTTACATCACCGACGGGCAGCGACTGCTGTATGTTTTGGGGCTCAACGCGGATGCGCACTATCAAGTAGAAAACGCCGCCACTGGCAAGGTGGAAACCTTGGTGCCTAAGCTACTAACGGAAGATGTTTGGCGCATAATCATTTTGGAGGAAACCAATGGCGCGTGACGGCGGCGGGTTCGTTAATTGGCTGCGTGAAACAACTGAGGACAGGTTGGGTTACTCGATAACGCCAACTGAAAGCTTGGAGCTGCTGGAAGCAGAAAGCCTGGATCGTCGCATGTTGCAGCGCGAACTGCATCAGCTTGCTTACACAGCGTTGGATTACTCTGGTGGCCGACCGCAGGAAGTTAAGGCATCGAAGCGTCGTGAAATGGCTCAGAAAGCTCGCGTGGTTTGGATGCACGACCCGCAAGCTGGAGCAACCGTTGATTTGCTGAACTCGTTTGTGTTCGGGCGCGGTGTTCAAAAGCCTCGTGCTGCGGACCGTTTGGTGCAGCAAGTAATTGATGAAGCTTGGGCTGATCCTGACAACCAAATTGTTCTAACTGGCTTTGATGCGCAGCTAGCGCTCGGTACTGATCTGCAGCTTCAAAGCAACTTGTTTCTACTGTTCTTTGATGATGGGGAGGATGGGCGCGTAAAGGTTGGGCTACTTGACCATGACACCGTTGAGGACGCGGTACGTGACGAAGATAATCGCATGCGTGTTCTGTTCTATATGGCAACTGAGCGTCGTTACCGCTGGGATTATGAGCGCGACGCCCCGGACGAGTCCTTGTCTGACAGGGTTAAAGGGAAGCCAGAAATCAAGTATTACGCGCATTGGCGCAACATGCCTGCTGCGATGAAAGCAAACAAGGAAAGTGGCGTTCCGCTTCCGAAGATGCCCCCGGCCGCTAAGATTGGTGACGGGCTCGTGTATCACCTTGCCGTGAATCGCACTAGCGAACAGGTTTTTGGTGTGCCAACGATGCAGCGCCTTATTCGCTGGTTTAACGCGTACAACGACTTTATGAGCGCTCGTGTTGATCAGGCGCGTGCTGCTGCCGCGTTCGTAATGAAGCGCAAAGTTAAGGGAAGCAAAAGCCAGCTTGAAAAGCAGGCAACGCAAGCGCTTTCTAAAAGCAGTTTGCTTGGCTCGTCCGTGACTGCTGATGGAACAACGCTTCGTGCCCCGCAACCCGGTTCGGTGCTAAACGAGAACGAAATGGTTTCTCACGAGAATTTCAATTTGACTACGAACGCTGGCAACGCCCTTACGGATGGGCAAATGATTCGTTCCCAAATTAGTGCTGCCACGCACTTCCCGCAGCATTATCTTGGTGATGCTGGCTCAGCGAATTTGGCTACGGCCACGAGCATGGAGTTGCCTGTACTTAAGACCGTTGAGGCTCGCCAGGAAGCTTTTGAGCAGTTGTTCCGTGCTTTCGTTGATCGTGTTATTGAGCGTGCCCGCGAGGCAGGCAAACTACCGGAGCAACTGACAACGCAGGAAATAAACGCGCTTGAGCAACGTGACGAAGGTTCGTTTGCCCCGCAGGCAGGTGAGCAGTTCGGCCCGGAGGACCCAACGAACCAGCAGGTGTTTGGCGCGAACATTCAGGGTGAGGGTTCACCTGTGGATAAGGATCGCTCGAAGGAACGTGACTTTACTTACGAGTTTGCGATGCCACCACCATTGCGCCGAATGATGGGTGAGCTAGTTACGTCCGTGACTGGTATTGCTAAGACGTTTGATCCGAACGGCACGAACACTGAGCTGAACAAGATTCTGTTGGGTGTTGTGTTGGGGCAAGGGCTTGAGTTGGAAGATCCCGCTAAGGCCGTTGAGGCCGTGTTCCCTCCTGGTTATAAAGATCCTGCGGTCGAAGCGTTTGAGCAGCAGCAAGCCGAGAAGGCTGGTGGGCAAGCACCACCAGAACCGGGGCAGCAACCATCGTCGGAAGGTAATCCGTATGGCGCACCAATGCAAGCGCAAGCACCCGAAGAGGTTATGGAGGGCAGGTACCGTGATCTTCCTGCGGGCATTAGGAACATTGGGGATGCCATGTCAGATGAGACCGTTAAAGCATTTGAGCGCGAAGTTATGTCCATTGCGGAGCAGGCATTACTTGATCTTGGCGACATGAACGGTGACCGAATAGGCAAACGGTGAGGTCGTGGAGTACGATCCTTACAAGCTTGCAGGGAACCTTATTGAATCCGGGTTGATTGCTTCGTGCATTCCTGTTGTCAATTCCGACGACGAACTTGATGTTGCTGTCATAGCTTTGGAAGCTAACTCTCTTGCTTTGGCTGCGTTAACTCACGAGTCCACTGATGTTCGTGTTCATGCCCTGCTAGCGGTTTGTGTTCACGCCCACAAACTTCTTGCTGATGAGGGGTTGAGATGGACTTACAATGCAGTTTATAATGAGCGGAAGCAAGCTGATTAAAGAGCTGTTGGAGGACTGCGGGTACAACTATCCCGAGGTGATTAGTTACGGTGTTGAGGACGAGCGTCTTGTTGCCTTGTTTACTTTGCCGCATGCTTCTCACCGGCGTGGCTTGACTGCGTTCATTGCTGAGAACCCTGATGGTGGCATTCCAAGGCTTGAGGTGCGTGACGGGTTTGTTGCTGTCCTTACTTTGGACTAGCTTTCTTACTTGGTTGCTTTGGCGTGACGACAGTGCTTCCCTTTAGACTGACGGAGTGCCACCACCCTCGGATAAGCAGCCCGCGCAGTCGCCTCCGTCCTCTCCCGCGACTGCCGCTGCCGTAACCGCAGGCGGGCAGGCAGCGCTAGGGGCTGGCACTGTGGCCATCCCTGCAGCGGGAGCGGCTGGGGCTGTTGTCATTGCGGCCCCAGCCGCTGGACTTGTAGCGAAGGTCGTTGGAAGCGTTATTGCTGGGTTAGCGAAGTGGGCGCTTCTTCGTCAAGCTGGGGATGCTTGGTTATCCTCAACGCTTCGGAAGCAATACCCTGATCGGCCTGACCACGAAATTGAGCAGGCCGCACTGCAGGAAGTAGCGTTTGAGAAGGAGTTTCTGCGTCGTATGCGGAAGCGTTTGGAACGTGATCTTCCCGAAGCGTTCGCGGAACCTAACCCGCAAACGCGAGAAAAGCGCGTGCAAGCAATTCTTCGTCGTGAACAGCATTACATTCGTTTGCGAGAGGAAGCAAAACTTAACAGGGCAGTGAACACGGTAGAGCGTTCCATTCTTCGTGAGTATTCCCCCGATGGTGCGTACTGGTGGCTTAGTCCTGACGTTAAGGAACACACCCCGGACTGCGTTGCGTTCGCTGGACGATTCTGGCCTTGGGAGGTTCTAAACCTGGTGCATCCCCCTGTTCATCATGGCTGCGCGTGCCGCCTGTTCGGAAAGGACGAGGCCATTAGTGCTGGCTGGTTAACGCGGGACAACATTCCGTTGGTTAATGACGCGGTCGTTAACGCCAACGAAATCATTAAGCAGTACGGGCTTCTTCAAGAAGCGAACGTTAGTAACGCGGAGCTAGAGCTTTATTTGCAGGAAGCAGTACGACATAATCTTCGTTGGCAAGCAGGGCTAGTAACGGGAGGGCAGTTTCGTCCGTTGCGTGGCGGCGTTCCGGGTTTGCGTTCCGCTGCGCGTCGTGCTTTGAATGCGTTCCTATCTGATTCAAGTGCTGTGCGTCCGCTTGCTGGAAGGTTCGTGAAGATTGATGAACGTTCCGAGTGGGTTCCGCAGCGCGGCGAGAAAGTCTTTCCTAGCGTTGACGGTGACCTCGTTAGTCCGCAGGGAGGCACGAACCTGTACCGCGACGGGGAACTGGTGTCCACTCCGCGTTCCCCGAAGGTGTCTCCGCCACAAACCGTTGTGCTGGAACAAACCATTGATGACGTTCGTAGGGAACTGCGTCGCGCTCCTCTAGCCTCTGCCGCAGCGTCAGTACGCAAACTTGACTCGTCTCGCTCACCTATTCGTGACGGCGCGGGCCCTGAAGCGTTCTTTGCCTTGGAGGACGCTGGGTTCGTTCCAACCATGTCAGCACCAAGCGTTCTGGGCGGCACGGAACATTACTGGAAGCACATTCCAACGGGTTCCACCCTGAAGTTCAACACTGATGACCGCATGCGCGTTCACGACGTGCGTTGGGAAGCAGGCGAACGCACTTCCGTTGCCGCTAACTCTCTTTCGAATGTTCCACCAGTTACTTTTGATGAGTTCGCGGAGTCAAATGTTGTGTGGGCGCACCAAATTGGGGACACATATAATGATGGTGCCGAAATCAGTAGTTTCGATGAGGACTTCGCGTTCGCTGATACTGCTGGCATGCGTGATTGGGACGGTGTTGTTCACATCGGGCCGGATGCTCGCAGCGCAGTTGAAACTGCTGCGCAAGCTCGAGCCGAAGGTGTTCCGCTCACGAACTATCAAAAAGAACAGGTTTATCGCGCTTACCAGTGCAGTGTTCACGAGCTAGTTCATTGCAGCAGCCTTCCGTCTTACGCTGAGTGGCCAGATAGTAAGAACCCTACGATGGAACAGAACGCGGTTCTAAACCTTGAGGAAGCACTCACGGAAGAAATCGCGCATGTTCTTGCCGCTGACCGTCTTAGCATGGAAGGGCAAACCGATATTCTCGCGTTCATTCGTGACAATCCGCAGGCCGCTACCGCTCAGGGCGTTTATCAGGAGCATCGTACGCGACTCGGCAACATTTTGGACGAAGCCCAAGTGCCTCCTGAGCAACGTGAAGGCTTCCTACTTTTCTTGAAGTTCAAGAACCGTTCTGCTGATGATCGCTTCGGCATACTTGGTGACGCTTTGCAACGTTCGGGTGCGGCTGAAACACTTGTGGCGGGACGCGCTCTCGCTATTGAAATGATGACCGCTGATGAACATAAACCCAGCCCTGATAGCTGGCAGGCAATTCTTAGCCCGAACTATGGGAGCAGCACTGCAGGTCGGTACGCTGACCTGAACGGCACGCCCATTCGTCCCGGAGACACAGTTTCCATTGACGAACCAGACTTTCCTACTGGTGTTGTGGTGCGTGTCGGAATGAGTGATTACGCGAACGAACCAACGGTGCTGCTGCAAATGCCTGACGGTTCGTTCCGGTACCCAACAATTAGTCAAGTTGAAGTGGACACTGAAGGCCCTGCACCACAAGGCGCTCGGCCTGGGATGAGCGTTACTTGGGTGAACCTTAACGGCACAGAAGGCAATGGCTGGGTTGACTCGGTGGATAACGGTAATGAGCGGGCCTGGCGGCTTGGGGTTCGTACAAAGGATGATGGGCATCTTGTTATCACAGCGAAGAATGTGGAACGAATTACCGTTGATCGGGCCCCGCCACAAACCCCAGGTTCAGCGCCTGCTGACCCTCTCGCCGCAAACCAGCCAACGCAACCAACTACTACTGCTTGGGGAGAGCCACGCTGGACAGAACCTCTTGCTGGTTACGCTGGCGTGCTGTACGCCGTGAATGACACGGACAGCGGCATTCTTGTTCGTGAGGACGTGGCCGCTAAGAAACTAGACTCCGAAGCCCTTGCCACTGGCACAAAGATTGATGGCTGGTGGAACTTCCCTGAAACAAACGGCACGGGCTCAATGTCCGTTGCTGAAGTCGCGCTTGGTATAGCTTCCCCTGAAGTAGCTGCACTGGCCGACCAGCACTTTGATTACTTCGGACCGGACGCGGGCGGACCCATAATAGCCCGCATCGAAGCATTCGTGCGCAACGGCACCTCACTAGAGAACTCTGAAGCGCTCAGAAACATTAGGCAGGTCATTGACACAGAATCAGACATTATTGCTGACGTGCTAGTTGAGCGCGACCCTTCTCGGACAGGCTACCGCGCTGGCTGGATAGTTGGCGGCACCGTTAAGGCAAGCACTCCCGAAGAAGTAGCGCAAGCCATTCATGCGCAACGTTCCGTTGGCAACTTTTATGACGGGAAGAAGGCTCCGCAGTCACCAGGGGCGGGTGACACGCAACGTCAGGTTTCGGGGTTTGAGGGCCGCGGGGGCGTTCCTCGCTTCAGTCCCGTTGAGTCGGGGGCTTTGGTGCCTGAAGCGCCTGGCTTTGGTGTTGGTGACGGGGCA